AGTCCTAACCGGCCTCCCTCGGCGGGGTAGCTCAGCTGGTCAGAGCGGCGGAATCATAATCCGTAGGTCGCCGGTTCGATCCCGGCCCCCGCTACCACTAAAAAATCCGCATAGAATGGCAACTTCTTCGCTGTTTTTGATCGCGCATTCGCCCGAATCTTTGTCGCATTTTACCGAATTTTGTCGCACTAATTCTGCAATGTTTTCAATTGTCCGGAAACGGCGAGAATAACTGGACGCGACAACCGAGCGACAAAGAGGCGTCCTTTTATGGCTACAGCCAAGTCCGACGCTGTTGGTGTAACGGGTGTGACGGGTGTGACGACCGAATCGGGGAGCACTCCCGGTGATCCGCACAACAACATTCCCCGTGATAGCGATGGACAGCCGATCTTCTTCATCCTGCCGCCGGGCGTGCGTACCACCTATGAGCGCAGGCTCCTTCATTGCGAGCGTGGCTGGTCCGCTACCAACGATCCCGCCTTCATCGCTGAGGCGCTCATATGGACTTACCTGCACCGCCAGCCAAATCCACGCTGGCTCATGAAAGCGACGGTGACATTAGCGCTCGGCCATCGAACTAAGACACATGGCAACCGAGCGCTCGAACAGCACATCCATTGGCTGCGGTTCGAGACGGTCCGGGCCGCCAAGGGGCATGGCCTGCGCTGGTTGCAAGCCGGAGTCGATAACGGCACTAAGCTCATTGCCGAGCTCAAGCGGGGGAACGTCGACGCGCAGCGCATCGAAACCGTGAAGGACTGGGTCAAGGATGCTGAGCGCCGGGCCCAGAAAATCCTTGAGCGCGGACGGGTGACGTGGGACGAGGCATATGAGTTGGCGGCCGAAGGCCTGCGCGGCTCGGAAGCGAAGGCCGATCCCGGTACGATGGGCAAGAGCTACAAGCGGGTGAAACGGGACCTCAAGGCTGGGCGTGGTGCGCTGTATTTCCTGCCGAAGGTGCCACGCAAAAGCTTGGCGGAGGTACTGGGGCCGCGCGAGTAGGACTGCGAGCACGAGCTTGGGAGCGTACCCTAGGGTACGCTGCGAGCGTTTTTGCGGGCCTCGGTAAGCTTTCAGAAAATTCGCGACACTGTGCGCCTCGATCCTAACGAGGAGGTCGCAGTATGTCCGCTTTTCTGGTTGGCGCAAAAGCGATTGCAGAAGAATTGAAGCGACTGGGACTCATTCCAGAAAACGATCCGAACGCAGAAGACAAAGTATATTACTTCGCGCGCGCGAACAAGCTCACAATCGGCCGTTTCGGCAACAGTCTGATTACGACCCCCGACAAGCTTCGGCGGGATGTCGAGAAGCTCGTCTCGTAAACGACTTGCGCGCGACAGCCATGTCGCCGGGCGGTCGAGCGCAGGGCATCTCCAAATTCGGCGACGGAATGAAGCGGCCGGTGGTTTCCGAGTGGTTTCGAGTCCTGAAACCACCGGCCAATAGGAGGTCATCACGATGACCAACGTTAATGTAATTAGCACTGGCTCCAAGCAAAAGCCAGTCATCGCCGCCGAGGCTCAGCTCGCGCAATTCCGCGATGTCGCTGTAAGGCTCCAGGGCAACGCGAAGGCGCGCGGCTACGAGCTTGTTTTCGACATTGAGCGCCCCGGGATTAAGCGGTTTCGCCTGACACTCGGTCAGGTCATCGAAGCCGTCGGTGCCGTCGCCGCCGCTGTCGAAATGTTCGACGCTGACTATGCAGACTTAGGGGCGCCGCTCCGCGAATGGGGCGGCGCCCTTTCCTTCTTGGAGGGCATCTCATGCTCGACCGCGCGACCATGAGTCTGAATGTTGCGCAGTGCGGCGACGCGCTCACGCTGTTGCGGTCGCTTCCGGACGGCTGCACGCCGCTTGTGTGGTTCGATCCGCAGCACCGCGCGGTGCTCGATCAATTGAAATTCGGCAACGAAGGCGAACGCCAGCGCGGGCGCGCGCGGCTGCCGGCAATGTCCGAAACCTTTATCGATACGGCTTGCATCGAGACCGCACGGATACTCAGGCCAAGCGGCTATCTCATGCGCTGGCTCGACACGCATTGCCTATGCGAGGGGCATCATCTCTGTATCCCCCGCGACTGCATCAGGCCCGTTGATTTGATCACCTGGGATTCGTTGCGCCTCGGCATGGGCAAGCGCAGCCGGCGGCGTGGAGATTACCTCCTCGTGCTGCAGCGACCGCCGATCAAGGTCGGCGCGACGTGGCGGGACCACGGCATCCCGAGCCGCTGGCCCGAGAAGGTCGATCGCAATCTTCATCCGCACATCAAACCGATTGGGCTGATCGCGCGGCTGATCGCTGCCACCACAGAGCCCGGCGATCTCGTCGTCGACCCGGCCGCTGGCAGCTTCGTGGTGATGCACGCCGCTCACCAGCTTGGGCGCAATTTCATCGGCTGCGATGTGATGGGGCGTCAAGTGAAGATTCCCGACATCGCGGCATTCGATGGCGCGCCATCCAGCATCATCCAGGAGACAACGATGAGCAGTGACTTCCGTGAGGACTACAGGCTGCGCGATTTGATTGAGCGGCTGGGGGCGGCCAGCGACGGCTTGGACGGAGCACTCTACGACGGCTCGCCACCCTATGACGATCTGCGCGATTGGGCGGATGACGTAGCCACTGCGCCCTCCGGCACGGCAACCACAACGCTATCTACTCGGTGACCCTCGGTTATTACGAGGACGGCGCGATCGGCGAGCTATTTATACACGGCGCCAAGGTTGGCTCGCAGCTCGAAGCTGTCGTCTACGACTTGGCCGTCGTCACTTCGATCGCTCTGCAATATAGCGCGCCGATCGACGTGCTGCGCCACGCTGTTATCCGCGAGCAGAACGGTGCGCCCTCGACGATCCTCGGCGCCGTGCTCGACAAACTGACGGAATCGAAAACAGGCGCGGAGAATGCACCATGACCGGCGGCCGCGCCTCGCGCCGGAAGGGCAATCGCGCCGAGGTCGCCGTCGTTCGCCTGTTGCAGGGGCGCGGCCTCGCTGCCGAACGTGTTCCCCTGAGCGGTGCTGCCCGCGGTCGCTTTGGTGGTGATGTTTCCGTGCCACTGTTGGGCCGTGACTTGCGCTGCGAGGTCAAGTGTCGCGCCAATGGATTCCAACGACTCTACGCATGGCTCGGCAATTCTGACTTGCTGATCCTGCGTGCCGATCGGTCTGAGCTGCTCGTTGTTCTCCCATTGAAGCTCGCCGCCGAAATTGCAGCCGCGGCGGAGCGTGGGAGGAGCTCGTCGTGAAGATCCTTACTGCGGCTGAGCGACTCAGCCAGCCTCGTGGCGTGAAGCTGCTGATCATTGGTCCAACTGGTGTCGGTAAGACTTCACTGCTGCGCACGCTCGATCCGACGCGCGTTCTTTTTCTCGATGGCGAGGCCGGCGACCTGAGCGTGCAAGACGTGCCGGTCGATACTATCAGGATCGATGATTGGCCAACGGCGCGTAACGTCGCCGTCCGCATCGGCGGGCCGAATCCCTCGTTCGTGCCCATTCATTGCTATTCGCAGGCCCATTACGAAGCCTCGGGCGGGGCACTCGAAAACCTCGATCGCTACGATCTGATTTTCGTCGACAGCATCACTGCGATTAGCAGGCTTTCATTTCGTTGGGCCGAGCAGCAACCCGAGGCGCGTTCCGAACGCACCGGCGCCAAGGATCTACGCGGCACCTACGGGCTGCACGCGCGTGAACTGCTGATGTGGTTGCATCAGTTACAGCACGCGCGCGGCAAACACGTCGTGTTCGTTGGCATTCTAGAAAAGCTGACCGACGAGTTCAATCGTCAACTCGGATTTCAGGTTCAGATGGAAGGGGCCAAGGTGCCGCGCGAGATCGGCGCCATTGTCGACGAAATCATAACCATGGAATGGATTCGCTTCGACGGCAGCGACGTCCCCACACGCGCGTTTATTTGTACCTCACCCAATCAATGGGGCTTCCTAGCAAAAGATCGCAGCGGGCGGCTCGATCAGATCGAGGAGCCCAACCTGCAAAAGCTGCTCGGGAAGATCATCGTTCCGGTCACGGACAGTCCGGCCAAAGCTGTCCAGAACTAAAAGGAGGGATCAATGCCTTCAACGCCTTACGATTACTCCAGGGCCCCGCCGAAGCGCGCCATCGATCTTATTCCGCACGGCATGATTTGTGCGGTCGTTATACAGATCGTGCCCGGTCCAGCTGGTCTGCTTTGGCGGAGCGGCGCCGGTGATTGCGAGATGCTTAAGGTCAAGTTCACGGTTACCGACGGGCCGTACGCGCGCAAGGTGTTCTGGGAGAACATGATCATCGAGGGCGCCACGGATGGCCAGAAGGCGATGGCCGAACATTGGTGCCGCACGCGCAAGGCGATTCTCGAATCCGCGCGCAACATCAAGCCCGGCGATGAGAGCCCGCAAGCGCGTGCGGCCTATCTTGCCGAATTGTCTGACTTCGACGGCATGGGCTTTATAGCCAAGGTCGGCATCGAGGAGGGGAAGACCAACCCGAAAACCGGCGAGAAATACGACGACAAGAACATTCTGGCTGCGGTCGTCACGCCGGATAAGAAGGAATGGAAGGCGACGCCTCAGATGCCGCCGTTCAAGGGTGGTGGCAATGTTGGCGGGAACGATGCCGATGGCGCTTCGCCGAATCCACCGAGCTCCCCGTCGGGTGGCGTGCCCAAGCCTGGATGGGCAACGTGAGGAAGCTCCGCCGCGTTGGACAGGTGTCCTCGTCCGCGATCGAGGACACCTGGCAACGACTCGCTACTGCCGCCGCCATCGAAGCCGCACGCGAGGTCGTTAAACTTGACGGGCCTATCCCTCCGCTCACCCCGATCGGGCGCCTAAACGATGTTGAATGGGGCTGGATCCTTTCGGCCATGTTGTTTGCTTGGATCGTAAAGCGGTCCGAGCAAGCAGCTGCGGAGCAGACCGACACCGAGCAGGCCATTCGCCTGACCGGGCTGGACCCCGAGCCTTGGGATATCGGCGCCATCAATGCAATTCTGCCGGAGCTCGCCGACGCCTGTCCCGAAATAGACTGGTCACAGCCGCTTGCTTCGTGGTCGCGCGAGGTGATGGCCGACTTCCTACTCATCGCGATGCGCCTGATCCGCAAGGCGATGCTCGCCCGCGATCTAAGCGACAAAGGCGTCACCCGGAAAGCAAGCGCAGCCGTGATTGCGCGGCAAAGCAACGCCGCGGCCGGCGGACCGCTCATGACGCCCGACGAGCTCAACGACGAGATCGATATCTGATTCAGGGGTCGCAATTTGCCCGACGATTACTTCCGCGCCAACACCGCAGCTGACCCGGTCAACACCGCGATTGTCGCCGCGATCGAGCGGGCGGCGGCAACTGAGGCGGAACTGCCGCGTCCTTATCTCGGCGCCAGCATCGTCGGGTCTGAGTGTTTGCGTCGGGTGCAATTTGATTGGTGGTGTGCACCTGTGCATTCCGCGCGTACGCGCGAGATTTTCCGGCGAGGGCATTACTTCGAGGCGCGTCTGCGCGAGCAATTTGTTGGCGCCGGCTTCAAATTCGCCCCGCCCGAGGCTTTGAAGTTCAGCGTCGTCAACGGTGACCTGCGCGGCACTGCTGACGGCATCATTATTGCTGGCCCGGATTTGCCCGGTGCTTATTTGATCTACCCGCTGATCTGGGAATGCAAGGCACTCAACGCCAAGAGTTGGCGCGAGGTTGGACGCAAGGGACTTGAGAAGACGTTTCCGCGCTACAGCGCGCAAGTTGCGCTCTACCAGGCTTACCTCGGCATAACCAATCCAGCGCTCTTCAGCGCCGTCAATGCCGATACTTGCGCGCAACTTCATCTGCTCGTGCCGTTCAACGCCGAACGCGCTCAGCTTTGGTCGGACCGTGCTGCCAACATCATCGCGGCGACACGTGCGGGTGAATTGCTGCCGCGCGCTTTCGATGACCCGAGCGACTGGCGCTGCAAGATGTGTCCGCATTTGATGCGGTGTTGGGGACAGGCATCGTGACAGCGCTACCGCCCAACATCATTGCTCGTCGTGACGACAGGCGCGGCTCTCTGCTGGGCGAAGTTATGCGCCGGCTCTCCTCTGACAAGGACGGCGAGATCGTCGCGACCGTAAGCGCCATGCGACGCTTGTTGGAATCCGAGGGCGTCGACGTTCATGACCTCGTTGATCACATCGAGGGCAATGGCGGCGGTTTCGATGAAGCCGTGGCGAAGCAGATCTACGATACTGCGTACAGCCGAGGCTATGCCAAGGGTGCGCAAGACGCCGAGAACAAACAACACGGCGCGCGTGATTTTCTTCGTACCGATGGCAAGCCTGAATGGGACGAAGTCGCGCTGTTTCTTCAGCGCAATAAACACCGGCTCGATCCCAGGCATCATCAATTTGTCGATGACATGTGCGGTCGCACCGTTTGGGGTCGCGAGCCAACCGAGAAACAGCACAAGTATTTGCACAGTCTTTTCTACAAACTCGGAGGAAAAATCGAATGAGCCCTCAACCGCGAACTAACACGACGTCCCCGACGTGGGCCGAGATCGCGCTTTACCTGCGGCGCCAAAGGCACCGGCTCGACCCCATGCATCATGAATTCGTGGATGACATGGTCGGCCTCATCTTTAGCTGCAAGCCTAGTCGCAAGCAGCGTGAGTATCTGCGCGCCCTCTTTCGTATACTTGGCGGGAAGATCGAATGAGTGACATACAAGTCGATGCGGCGGTTGTTCGTCAATTCATCGAAATCATCAGCGCGCATGCGAAACAGGTGATCAACGGCGTTGACACCGGCGTGTTGCAGCTGTGCCGGATTAGTCCGCTTGACGACAAGGTCGTGCCGAGTCGTTTCAAGATTGATGACATCGAAAACATGGTGCGGACCGCCATCGGCGATGCCACCGCCGGGCATAACGTTTACATCGAGACTCGCACCGTCCGTCCGGGTCTACGTGGCAATAAGCGCGGCGGCCTCGAAGACACGCAGCTAGTGTTTGCCCTCGTCGCTGACTGTGACGCGGACAAAGGCAAGAGTGGCAACAACATCACGGCTCGGCCGACCTTCGCCGTCGAAACTTCGCCCGGCAACTATCATCTCTGGTATCTGTTTGATCGGGCCATATCCGCGGAGCAAGCGAAGACGATCGGTGATGCCATGCGTGCAAGCTCCGGGACCGATCAGGATACCGGGGTCGTCACGCAATGTTATCGCGTGGCAGGCACACCCAATTTCCCGGCGGCCAGCAAGCGCAAGCGCGGGCGCACCGCGGTAGAGCCGACAAAGATCTTCCAACATAGCGGGCAGCTATGGGTTCCAGATGAATTACTCGCGGCCTACTCTGGAGCGCCCGATCAATCCGGGCAGCAAAACGTTGCCGCCGAACCCGATGCTGCTGACGAAACGACGCTTCCTGACGACCTGCTGCAACTCATCCGCCAGGGTAGCGACGACCCGAGCGCCGACCGCTCGAAGCTCTTCCATGACGTTGTGTCTCAGCTGAAGCGTCGTCATTGGACGGTCGAGGCGATCACCGCCCTGTTTGAGAAATATCCGAATGGGATCGTGGAGAAATACGCCGGTCGTATCGCTAAGGAGGTCAAGCGCTCTTACAAAAAGATCAACAACGGATCTGGCCCGATCATGCTCGGCATCGTGCCCGGAGCAGGCACCGCGTCGGGCGCCGCGGCGGGCTCCACACCGGGGGCGACCACGCCCGGGACGACGCCCGGAGCGACACCGGGTGCTGCTCCTCACGTCGCGCCCTCTCACGTCTTGCCGACCATCCGCCTTGTGCAGGGACAGCTGCCACGCGCGATCGCCGAAACTGAGCAAGCCCTTCTCGCCAGTGGAGCGCCGGTCTTCTCGCGCGCTGGCAGTCTTGTCGAGCCGGTGAGCGAGCTCATGCTCGCAAGCCATGGGCGCAAGACTCTGGTCGCCAAGCTGCGTCCGCTGTGTCCCGAGTCTCTGCTCGAGACGATCGCCGAGAGTGCTCTGTTTCAGCAGTTCAATCGTAAGCGTAATTCCTGGGTCGATATCGATCCGCCCATACAACTGGCGCGCATACTGCTCGTGCGCGAGCGCCGCTGGACGATCCCGCACGTCAGCGGGATCATCACCACGCCGACCCTCCGCGCCGATGGTTCGTTGCTCGCTGCGCCTGGCTATGATGCGCAATCGGAACTGTATTTGCTGCCGGAGTTGCAGCTGCCGTCGATGTCGATGAGCCCGACGCAGGCGGAGGCACAGGCAGCGCTGAAGCACCTCAGCGATCTGCTCGTTGAGTTTTCCTTCAAAGACAAGAAACTCGATCGTTCGGTCGCCC